CACATAACCATCGCCGTAAGGCTTGGCGACGACGTTGTATTTTTTCGCTAGACGCGTGACAAACCCCATGTCGGTCTCGTTGGACTGGTCGATGTGCTCGATGCGTATCAACGAAATCTCCGGCGCGACCCGTGGCGAAAAGCCGTGCAGCTCCACCAGCTTGCGAAATAATCCACCCAGCGTCGTTGGCCCATGACTGGCGGTGCGGCGCTGCTTGAAGCCCGTTTCATCATCCTTGCTGAACGGCGCCGCTGTGGCCACCAGCGTCAGGCGAAACGGAAACAGCGTCGGCGTCAGGCGCGTCACTTTGAACAGGCCTTTATCGACCATTGCGGTTTCTCGATAACCGACTTCCAGCCCAATTTTGCCGCCCAGACTTGGCAGCCCTTCAAGGCCCTCCAGATCGATGGTCAGCGTCAGCTGATCGGACTCGAAACCGGCGGCATCGATGTGCTCCCAACTGATCAGGCGTTGATTGAGCAAGGCCGCGTTGGCCCCGTAGATATTTACCGCGGGCGTAAATCCCAGTGCCATGTCACCTCCTTAATCCCAGGCCGTTACTGCTTTGACCACGGCGGGTTTCACATCCAGTTCCGGCAGCACGATCCAGACGCCAGCGGGCAGAATCGGCCCGTGTTCGGCCAGGGTCGGGTTGAGTCTCCACAGCGCTTCTTCGGCGCCGTCATCACTGCGCCCGGTTTCGCGGTAGAGCAGCCGATTCACCGAATCACCGGCCACACTTCGTGCGTTACGCATTGTTGAACTCCGCTAGTTCGATGACCCAATCGACCACCATCGCCGTGCCGTCATCGATGATCTGGGTCTGGGTTTCCTGAACGCTACTGATCCGCCACAGGCCCCAGTTTCGACCAATCCCGTCGATCAACGGCAGCGGGCTGCGCAGCGCCTGCAAAGCACGCAATTCATCGAGCCGATCCATGGCCACGGCGTACATCGACTTGCCGGTAATGGTCAGGGTTTCCGGTTTCTGTCCGGTCTGGCTGGACTTGGGTTTGCTGGTGAGGATCTGTATCTCGGTCCAGCCGCCGTCAGACTTGCGCAGCAACTGGTGGTACGCAAAGTTGCGCGACAGGCCGAAGATGAAATTGCCCAGTGCCATTTGTTGTTTCATCAGGCGACTCCATCGGTCAGGGCTGCGTCGCGGCGGGTGGCGAGGGGGTTGGTACTCATTGTCGACATGAACTGAGTGCTGAAATGGTTTTGCATCACTTGCGAGATCACCGCGCCGACTTTTTCCGAGCTGGCGATTTCGCTGCCGCTGATCTGAATCGACGGCGCATAGGTGATCTGCTGGTTTTGCGTTTGAGCGTTGCTCAGGTCCTTGGCCACTTGCGCGGGAGCCGCGAGTTTGTCCTCGGCAGGTTTGCCCCATTGTTCACCGACGTAAGAACCGAGCATTCCGCCCAGAGTCCCACCGAGGAATGTCCCAATACCGGGCGCAATGAAAGTGCCGATCGTGGCGCCAATGGCAGTGCCGGCCAGCTCGCCGGCGGCACCTTTGACCGCTTGGTCATCGCCTTCGCGCCAACCTTTCAGTCCGGTATAGGCCGCGTGCGCGATGGCCAGCGGCGCTCCCAGTTTTACCGCTGGCAGCGCTTGGGCGATTTTGGGCATGACCTTGGCGCCAACGCTTTCGACCAGGGGCATAAGCTTGGCAACGGGCCCTTTGAGTCGCGATGCCATCTCGCTGTTGCCCAGGCCATCGGCGAACAGTTTGAAGCCCGTTTTGATGTCATCAAACAGAGGCGCGACCTTGGCCGTGAGCCCACCCAAACGAGTGCTCCCACTGGCGCGTGGAACTGTAGTGCGCGCCGATGTTCTGGCCGGCGTGCGTCGACCCGGTCGACGACCCGCTCGTTTGTTTTTCCGCCCGCCATCAGAGACATCGTCACCGACGATGGCATCAGCAATATCGGGAGGCAATCGCGTCGTCGCCAGACGCAACAGCTTCGCGGAAACGGTGTCGATGACTGACGCAACGCCGGTTTTCAGCGCCCCTCCAACAAAAGGAAGAGCAGCGGCACCAAGCAGAACCAATCCTGCAGTAAGGGCCGGGAAAGCCTGCGCCGCAGTACTCACGCCATTGGCCAGCGCGGTGAGGACCACTGCGGCACCATCGGCCAACGGCGCCAATGCCGTGCCGAATGCGGTGGTCATCCGGGTCAGACTCGCATCGAGCGCATTCCAGCGCCCTTGCGACGTATTGCCAAACACTTCGGCGGATTTCGCGGCTGCCCCCGAGTCGGCGCCCAGTTCCGATGTCGCGTATTGGCGCTTGTCGGCCACTTGGGAGAATGCGTTTTTTACATCCTCTGGTTTCTTCAGCAGTTCAAGAACTCTGACGTCGTTTTCGCCAAACAGCGTCTTCGTCAGTGTTGCCCGTTCTTGCAGCGGTTGTTTATTGAGTGCAGCAAGCACCGAGTTGATGGCAGCGGGAGCGTCCTTGCGCATCTCTCCTGCCAACGATTCGGGATTCAACCCTAACTGGCTCAGAGCCGTACGTTGCTCCGTCGATACATTTGCGCCCTTCGCCAGCAGCGATGTAATACCCTTCAACGCGGCGCTCGCGCCCTCCTTGTCTGCGCCACTGTTGAGCAGTGCCGCCGCAAACGCGGCCGTTTGTTCCGGAGTCATACCGGCAGTAATTGCAGCCTCGCCGGAACGTTGCACGACCGAACCGATGTCGGCGGCCTTGGCATCCAGGCCACTGTTGCCGAGATAGCTCGTTGCATCGGCCAGATCCTGGCTCTGATAGCGATCCAGCTCCAGCGATGAACGCCAGGCCGCCAACATCTCGCCAGCCGTTTTGACGTCCATCCTGAACGCCGCTGCGTTGATCGCGGCATCACGGGAGAACCACTTCAGTTCGTTCGCCCGCTGGTCGCCCCTGGCACCGTCGGCGATACCGGATCGCGCTCCGGCGACTTGCACTTGCAACAGGTCGGCGTTGGTTGCACCACTGGCCGCCACCTGTTTCTCGCTGGCGAGTTCCAGAGTGCTTTGTGAATGCGTTTGCAGCTGGTCGCTGCTCATCTTGAGCAACTGATCGAGTTCAACCAGCGCAGTCTCGTTGGCCATCGCCGGCTGCATCAGCTTCGGCGGCGGACGCTGCTCGATCTCGGCCTTGAGTTTTGACTTTGGTTCGCTCGTCGCGACCGGTGCAGCGCCAGCCTTGAATAGCGATTGCTGGCTTGCCAACAACTCGCGAAGCCTGATCTGTTCCTGGGTCAGCAAACGAATATCCACGCTTGCCAACGCGAGCGTCACATTCAAATCCTGCAGCGGTTTGCCGAGGTTGTCGGGCAACGAAAATCCGTCCGTTGCATTGCCGCTCTCACCGGCGTACGTGAGCGCATATTTGCTCTCTGCCATGCCGCTCTACTCCTGTTTCACGCCAAGGCGAGTGATCGCTATGTCGTAGCGGCGCAACGCCTTTTCGGCGTCCCATTCCAGAATCTCCGCTTCACTTACCGGGTAAATGAGCGGGACGATATCGAGTATTACTTCGATGTCGCGTTCCGAAAGTAGGCCGCCGGCTGGTTTAAAAAATCGTCGATGCGCACCTGCAATTGCGTCCAGTCGGGGACGGTCAGCTGGGCCAGATCGGGGATCATCAGGCCGGTGCAGTGGGCGGTGATGAATTCGGCGCGTTCCTTGGCCGTTTTCAGTTTCTTCATCACTTTGGTGGCGCGCAGCAAGGGCATTTCCAGGCTCAGCGAAGTCACGGTGCGGCCGGTTACGGCGAGCGGCTGCAGCAATTGCACCTGGTCGGGATCGTCGGATTTCTCCGCCTCCTCGATCTGGTCGAGAAAGTACGCACTCGGCCGGGTCGACATCTCATGGACGTACTGAGCGATGCTCACGTAGTCCGGGCGTTTGAGCTGATCGAGTTCCTTGACCGACAGGCCGGTGGCGAGCAGCGCCAGCTCGAAGAACTGATCGTCTTCGTCATCACCGGCGCGCTCCAGCGCATCTTTCTGTGCGGCGTAGAACAGCGGTTTGAGCTGGATCGATTCGATCTGCGAGCCATCGTCGCCGGTGATCGGCGACAGCAGTTCGTGTTGGGGTGGCATCCACGGCATGTATGAATTCCTTGGAGATTCTTTGGGAATTATTGAAATCCCTTATGGGAGCGGGCTTGCCCGCGATGAGGTCGGTACTTCCAACACTGAGTTGTTTGACCCACCGCTATCGCGGGCAAGCCCGCTCCCACAGGTTTTGTGTGTTGTGTGCTGCCGGTTTACGGCATCAACACCGCACGCCGTGCATCACCGAGGATGTCGACGCCGTTGAGCACGAACTTCTGGGTGCGTACGTCGATGTCGATCACCGGTACGCCGTTTTCCAGGCGGTTGTACGTGCGGCAGGACAGTTCCAGATTGGTCTTGGGTTTCTCGCCCATTTTCACCGCGGTTTCCTCAAGGGATTTCAGCTGGCCGCCGACGGTGTGGTAGGTGAACCAGGTATTGCCGTCCTGATCCTGTCCGGCTTCACGCACGTTCAGCAGGATGTCGTCGCCGAGCTTCACGCCCAGCGCCAGCAGCACTTCGGCGCCGAGGCCTTGCAGGGTCAGCTTGGCGCCGAGCGCTTTGCCGCCCTTGGCCATTTCTTCGACGATGAAGCGCCCGCCGCGCATCTCTTCCATGTCGAATTCGATTTTCGGCGGGGTGAACTCCTCAACGGTCGCCGACAACGGCAGGCCTTGCAGGGTGGCCGCGATGGCCTGTCTTACGCGGTTGGTAAACATTAGAGAACGTCCTCCAGGAACTGCTCGATGATTTCATCGCGGGCGTTGAGTTGATAAACCATGTGTTCGTTCGGCGCGTAGCGGCCGTAGTCGATGGCCACGTACCAGGTGCCGTTCTTGTACTTCTCGACGCTGTTGAGTTCCGGGTGCAGATACACGCTGCCGCCGGGAATGGTTTCGTCGGCGACCAGGGTTTGCAGCCAGTCGTTGATGCGCTTGACCTCCTGATCCATGAAGGATTTGGTGAGGTTCTTGGCCATGGCTTTCTGGCCGGCCTTGACCAGCTTGCGGCTGATCGCATCTTCGAGGCCGACGTAGCTGATGAACTTGCCGGTGATCGAGCGGTTACCCAGCAGCGAGAAACCGCCGAGCACGGTGCGGGCGTAGTAGCTGACGCCGTAACGGTTGAGCAGATCGCCTTCGGTGGAAGTGTCGAGGATGTTGTACTCGACGACGCGCGAAACGTCTTCGGCGAAAGTCACCTGGTTGCCCGGGCTCTCCCATTGCTTGACCTTGGCCAGCGCGGCAATCGCCAGACTGGACGGCGACAGGAAGACGTTTTTCTTCGCTGCTTTCGAATACACGGCGGGCATGTTGTGCACCACCAGGCAACGGTCGAAACCGAGTTCGGCGCCGCCGAGTTCCTGGCTGTACAACACCTGATCGGCCACCGACACATCCTTGCCGTCCAGCACGACGCGGGCCTTGATGCGCTTGCCGAACGCGGCGAACTCACCGGCCACCGCTTTAGTGCCGGTGAAGCCCGGCGCACCGATGATGGTCAGGTCTTCCGAGACACTGCCCAGCGCCGCCAGACCCAGCTTGCGGCCAGTGGCCGGCTCGACACCGCCGATCACATTGTTGACCGTGTCGGCCGGCGTCGCGCCGGCCTCGACGATGACTACGTACACCGGCACTTTCACCACTTTGAGGATCTGGTAAACCGCGTGGTACAGCGTGCCCTCTTCCGACCCAGTCGGATCGAGCAGCGCATGGGTGGTGAAGCTGTTGATGCGAAACGGCGCGTTTCGCGGAATCAGCGGATCGGCTTTCGGCGCAGTGCCGACCAGCCCGATGACGTTGTCACCCAGGCCACCCATGGCCTCGGGGGATTCGGTGGCATTGACGGTAATGCCGTTGTGCTCGAAGTTCAGAACCTCAGCCATGTTCAGTCAGCCTTCTTGGCAGCGGCCTTTTTGGCCTGGGTGATAGGGGTTTTCAGTTCCAGTCGACCGGCAAAGTGCAAGGCACTGGCCTCGACATCGAGCAGATCGAGTTCTTGACCAACGCTCGACCAATGCCCACCTCCGGTGGGGAATGGGACGAGCACGGTGTAGGTTTGGCGGGTTGCCATTTTTCGTTTCTCCATAAACGGGAAAGCCCCTCATGGGGAGGGGCTTTGGCGGGTGTTGGGTGTTTTGACGGGGATAACAAAACGCCCCAGGATCGGAGCGGTTAGTAAGTAAGAGAACTTGATGTCTGCGACTTAAAATACGGCCAACCTTTCTTGAGCATATCTTCCAAGTAAGTACCAGCTTCAATGAATTTAAGCAGTTCGAGTTCTCGGTCGAAACAAGCTTGGACGTGAGCCCTGACGGCTTTGGCGATCGCTAGAATCTTTAGGGCATCAATTTCCACGAATCCATCGAGCGATTTGAAGTTGCAACGATAATCAGGATCAAGGATCGCCGAGAGAGCCGCGCCATAGATCAGAGCCGCGCTTTCGCGGGAGGTCGAGACGCAAAGCCCCTCCACTGACACGACGGAGTTTTCTCGCTCGTAGCGCTCGGCGGCGACAGACTTCGCATAGTCCGCAGCCGCTTCCGGGAACGCCTCTTTCACTATTTGTTCGCCCACTTTACGCCAGATACCATCGGTTTCTTGCGTCAACCTGATAAACAAATCCTGGTCAATTTTTACTGCTGACGTGGGGATCTTATGAACTCCCTCGATCAGACAGGTCTGTAACTTCGCTTTTTCGTCAAACAGTGCGTATTTCATGATCTCTCCTTAACTACCCACCGCGATCCAATGGAATACAGTGACCCCGGGAAATGTATGTTTTCCATAAAATGCATTCAGATTTGAAACACCCACGTCCACATACCCGTTCACCGCAGAACCCGGCGTGTAGTTCAAAGTAGCGTTCAGGCTGTACATGGCATTTGGGAAAGCGATAGGAAAGGCCGTTGCGATATCCGTACCGCCATTTCCTGAAACTCTTCCCCACTGGATGATCAGACCTCCCAGCCATGAGGGGAAGATGATGTAGCCATTAATGGCTTTGAGGATTTGAAAGCCCCAGCGAAGTTTTTTGGGCGTGACGGTTGTTGTGTCGTTAGCTCCGGTATCCGTCAGTTCTTGAGTGGCAATTTGAGCGGTGCCACGCTTGATTTCAGTCGCTTGTTGAGCCAAAGCGGCTAAACCGGCGATATCAATACTTCCCTGATTGATCGGCGCGTTCCAGGCTTTGATGCACCACATGACGGCAAGGTTGCGGGGACGGGTTTCCGTTCCACCTGCGTTCACTGTCGTGACAACAGTCACCGTCTGCATGGTAGTTCCGGCATCTACAGCGGAAAGAAAAGCACCTGTAGATATCGCTGCAACAGCACCATTGACCTTACCACCCTGCCATTCGCCTGCCGGATCCAATGTAGCGCCGGTTTCGTCAAAATAACGGTGATTGTGCGCCTTAAAGGATTCTGCCTGGATACTTCCCAAAGCTCGACCAGCATCCACTCCGCGGCCATGATCCCAGCCACGCAGAAACTCGCCACGCGACTCCGGCAAACGGAAGTTCCCCGCCCCCTCGTTACCCTTGTTGTAGGTGGTACCGAGAAGAGCCGCTAGATCAGGATAAGCCGCAATACTCTGCACACTGCCATCCAGCTCCAGATAACCGGGAGCGACGATGCCGGTCGGGAACGCCAGAACAGCCCCCACCGGAACGGCGGATTTCAGCCGTTCGACCTCCTTCGCCAGCGCGGAGACATCAATCGTTCCCTGATTGACCGGGGCGTTCCAAGCTTTGATGCACCACATGACGGCGATGTTGCGGGGGCGTGCCTCTGCGCCACCAGAACTATTGAAACCTGCCGCGAAATTGTTCATTACGGCCGTATTGCCGTTGTCTACCACTACGGCACTTGGATTGCTGCCGGAAGCATTAGCGAACGCCTGCATGCGGGTGACCGTATGAGCGTGCGATTTGTTGTCGTCGGCCTGCCAGCTGCCAAGCCCACGTCCGGCATCCACTCCCCGCCCATGATCCCAACCGCGCAAAAACTCCCCACGCGCCTCCGGCAGCCGGAAGTTACCAACCCCCTCATCCCCCTTGTTGAACTTGCCACCCAGATAAGCACTCAAGTCCGGATAAGTCGCACTGCTCTTGACGCTGTTATCCAGCTCCAGAAAACCCGGCGGTGGCGCATCAACCGGAAACGCCACAATCGATCCCACTGGCAACGCAGAAGCCTTGGCGATCAACGCCTCAACTTCAGCCTTGGTGTACGAATCCTTGATGCCAAACCCAGCCAGCGTTTCCGGATTGGCCCCAGCCGTAGCGCGGCCATATTCGTCAACGGTCAGACTTTTATAAGTCCCGGCCGCAATCCCGGTGCGGCCTGCGAGCATCTTGAACGTCAGTGCAGTCGTGCCGAGGTTGATCGGCGCGTTGGTAGTCAGGTGCCACAGCGAATCTCCGTTCGCCGTGCCCTCCTCCACCATCACCGTCAGGCCCGGGGTGACCTTGGCGCTGGTGCTGGCATCGGTCGCCCGCTGCCAGTCGCCATTGGCGACGATCCACAGGCCGTTGTCCTTGGCCAGGGTCTGGCTCGGCAACAGCACGCGATCGCCGGCCACCACGGCAACACCATCGATCTGCTGGGCGCCGTTGAGTACGATATTGCCGGTGGCAGCGACGCGTACCGACTGCTTGCCATCGAGCTTGCCGAGTTCTTCGGCCAGATAACTCATGACCCAGGCACGGGTGGCCTTGACCACCGTGTCATCGATCAACAAGGTCACCAGCGAGGCATTGCTGGTCTCGAAAATCGAGCGAATGTAAAACTCTTTGCCCGAGCCCGAGGTGGCGAGCACCGGTTTGAACGACTCCGGATATTTGACGATGGCGTAGAGAATTCCAGTGTCGGTCCACAGCCCGGCCTCTCGCACGTACCAGCCGCCGACATCCGGCGGGATGGTGACTTCGGCGAGCAGCCAGCTCGGATTTTTCTCATCCTGAAACAGCGCATTGAGCGGTCCGCGCCAGACTTCGCGTTTCAGTGCGGTTGCGGTGGCGGCCGGGTTGTAGACCGCGCCGCCGCCGTCGCCGACGGAAATCTGCGTCAACTTGATCGGCGTGCCCGCAGCCTTGCACGCCGTTTCGTAGGCAATCCCTGCGTTGGTGAGCAGGGTGTAATAGTCAGCCATTCAGGCCCCCTGAGGATAAATAGTGGATGTTTCGACGGTGTACAACGCAGCGGCCAGGAACGCCTCGCCAGAGGTTTCAAGGCCTTCGATGAACACTGGATAAACCGTGGTCAGCTCACCGCAGAACGTAGCGGCACCGATGACGTGATTGCCGAATGCGCTCAAGCCCACCGACACCGAAAGAACGTCCCTCTCGCTTTTCGCATCGGCCAGACGGCGGTCGAGACGTGCATCAATTTCTTCGCTGTAGGGTTGTTCGCTGAAGGCACGCACGGAAAAGCTGTACGGCGCGCCGGGCGGTGTCTGTTCGTACCAGGCGCGGATCTCGGGTCTTAATTGCAAACCCTTGGCGGCGTTTTCCAGCGCCTTGCGAGTGCCGGCCTGGCGCGCGGTGGGCCAGGCCAGTTCGACGGTGAGGCGCTTCTCCGCCACCGGCGCATCAGTGCTCCATTCGGCGACGCCACGATCGGCAGCCAGATAAGGCAGGAAAG